TGATGTTACTCTTTTTTTCTTAACATCTCTTTCTGATACACCTGGCACATCTTCTAAGTTTTCTTCCCACGCAATTCCTGCCTCATCGCCAATCATACCTTCGTACGGACAAGGTGTACCTGCCATCTTCATAGCAGTCCATACACGCTCGTCTTGACACATTAGCGATACAGCAGCTACACGCATACCCATATCGTATATTGTCTTAGCAAGTTTGATACGCTCACAGTTTGTGTCAGTAATACTCTTACCACCAGAGAAGCCAAAGATTTGTGTTTGTACAGCACCGCTGATACCTGTAGTACACAAGTCTTGCGAAAACGAACTGCCAATAGAAGGAGCAATAGCGGACGGAGGAGGAGACTCAATCTTTTGATTTATTGTCTGCTCTGATTGTGTCTGGTTAATGTTCTGATTTACATTCTCGTTTTTATTTGTATTATCAGTTGTTACCGTACTTGTGCTGTTAGATACACTTTCCGAGGTCGATGTTGACTCGTTAATATTTTTATTTGTGTTGTCAGAAGTTGATTCTGATGTATTAGTGTTTACATTGTTATTATTACTAGTGCTTACATTGGTGTTGCTGTTTACATTGTTACTGGTCGATGTATTTGTATTTGTATTGTTGCTAGTAGAAGTATTGTTGTTGGTATTTGTATTTGTCGCTGTACTAACACTGGTGTTGTTATTTGTATTAGTCGAAGTACTAGTGTTGACATTTGTATTAATATTAGTATTTTTGTTAGTCGAGGTACTGGTGTTAACATTGGTGTTGCTGTTTGTGTTCACGTTAGTCGCAGTACTGGTATTAACATTATTATTGTTGTTAGTATTTGTGTTTGTAGTACCGCCGCTCATCACATTGTTGTTGGTATTCACATTCGTGTTTGTGGCTGTAGATGTACTAGTATTTGTATTGCTATTAGTATTTGTGTTAGCCGAAGTATTGGTATTGACATTAGTATTGTTGTTAGTATTCGTGCTTACATTGGTGTTGCTGCTTGTGTTAGTGCTCGTATTGGTATTAACATTATTATTACTGTTATTATTAGTATTAGTGGTTGTAGCAGTTGATGTAGATGTAGACGTTGAGCTGATATTAGTATCCGCAGCAGACCCTTCACAGTACTGAGTCCCCAAGGTACAGGTACCCGATGCTTGTGCATGTAATGTGTTTGAAAATATAGGAGTCATCAGGAGCATAATAAGAAACGATAAGCGCTTCATGGCTTAGCCTCTTAAGGGGAATGATCTGATGTTATTTATCTCGGACGAGCATTAGATGTGTGGAGGACTTGGGTAACAAGGCTCCTCCGAACCCCGATGAAGTTTACGCCGCTAGGCGCACGTCTCCATAGTAATCGTCATTAGCTGCGATTATAGTTTTGCTTCTAGTTTAACGACCTTCTGCGTTAGTCGATTCTCCACATGCCTTCAGTTGCCTGTCGAATCCATATCAGCCCCATTAAAAAGAACACTCCCTAACTAACCCTTGCAAAGGTTATGTCAGAGGAGGCTACCATAGCCTAGGATAGTACGGCTTATCGAAGGAGTGCTCTTATTGGTGGAGCCGAGGGGATTTGAACCCCTGTCCAGACTTCCTATTACATGCTTCATCGAATTCTTTTACAACAATATTACAAATTTGTAATACATTCAACTATACATCTTTTGATACACAGCAATATTATAAAAGCTACTGTTATCTAGATATCTTTTTTCATCCTGCTCTAATACACTTCTGTATATATCATTAATATTGACAAATCTATGTTTAGATATAGCGCATGAAGTAGCTACATTCTTGGTAATATCAGATACACTTACACAAGTAAAATAATCTTCATAATAAGATAACGGTGGTAATCCCGGTGCAGCCTGTATTAATAGTCCGCCAGGCTTAAGTACTCTGTAGCATTCTGAAACATACTGCTCAAACGGATCATAATATAAGCACGCCTCTACCGTTGTAAGTATATCAACACTTTCATCAGAGAAAGGTAAATTTGTAGCGCTTGACAAATAAAAATCTATATCGTCATATACATCATTGCAAAATTCAATATGTATTGGGGTAATGTCAACACCAGCAAGACTATCAAAATTATAGTAGTCTTTGTAAAAAGACAGTCCCCCGCCTTTCCCACAACTGATATCTACAAGATTTCCTTTTGATGTGTGAGGTGTAACATTGGCGACATCAAGCATTTTTCTGTATAGATTAACTTGATATCGCCAGTTGCTATATTTTGGTAATAGATTTATGTAATTGTCAACAGGGTAGCCATGGTCGTCTAAATCGACATAACCGTCATTCATAAAAATAAAATTATCGCCAACGAACGAACTTGTATATCTATCAACAACATTCATAATATATATTTCAACGAATTCTTTTATTTATATTGGTACACCCTGATGGGCTCGAACCATCAACCTACGCCTTAGAAGGGCGTTGCTCTATCCAATTGAGCTAAGGGTGCATTGAACTCTGTTAATCTTTGAGCATGATATTAGTAAACGCAGTCTCGAACTCATCATTCAGCGCTGACTCATCATGGAAATTTTGCTTGTGATAAGCCCGAGCCATCTTTCGAAGAACTCGTTTATCCATTCCTTCATCCTCATTGATCTTGTTTATAATCTCTTTGACAAGATCGCGCTCTGCATCCGTGCGTACCATTGAGTTAGATATCTCTTCAATAGCGTTTCTAATCTTAACTGCATCCATTAGTTTAACCTCTCACCATCTCATAAATTTCTCGCCAGCTCTTTACTAGCGGAATATTACTATTATAGTCCATATTGTGTCCGTGTTCAACTATAATTGAGTTTAAACCGAGCTTAGCTCCTACTTCAGCGTTCTGATACTTGTCTTCAATCCATAAGAGACCTGAGTCTTTATATTGCTCTAAAGCTTCGTCTTTGTCCGCCCCAGTGTCGAGGCACACAACATCATCTATTGCAGTACCAAAGAGCTTAGCGAGATTCTTCTTACGTAAATCAACCGCATGAGGCTGCGTACTTAGCGAGGTTATAACCTTAAATATATACCCACATTCTTCATGAAGCTTTTTCACATAGTGCATTGCATCGCGAAGCGGTGGCAAGTAACCTATTGAGGCCGACTCATTAAAAAATTTAACAAGCGAGTTAGCCTTATCCTTTGGTATATTATACCTTTTATTAATGTTGTAGGAGAGAGGCTCTATCAGTGTATGACCTTTCTCTGTCATCCAGATGTTGAAGGCGTACTCCCAATCGAGCAGCACACCATCGCAATCTGTTAATATTAATTTATTATACATTTGTTTCCTTTTTTCTATCTATTATTTTACTTAGTTTATAATCGTACCAGGAGTCCCTAAAATGACCTGTACCCTCTAACGGGATAGGTATATCATACTCCTCATTGTAGCAATTCTCATCTGCGGGAATTGTTACGAAGCCTGTAAAGTTAGGATTCTTCTCCGCGTACTTGTCAGCACGGTAGCATCCGGTCTCGTAGTAGAGCTTCTTATTGACCTTCTTAGCACTATCATCAAACATACGTTCAATCCAAGGCTTGTATGCAAACACAGCGATGTTAGCTTTGGTGCCGCAGGGTAAGACTCTCGTCTTACCCGTCACCTTGTAGACGTAGTCACCCATTATGCAGCCTCCGCCATTTCAACTGCAAGCTGCAGTGCGTTGTTCTTACGATCCTTATTGACGCCAAACCAGGCAGATCGAAGTCTTGAATCTGCGTCACGACCCAGCTCGTGATCAGTTAAGTAGGTAACAGCGTTAAGAGCTTGCCACCAAGTACCCTTTCCGAACTCAGCACCAGGTTGATGCTCTACTACTTCAAGAGCTCGCTCTGCAGCTCGAGACAGCTTGATCTTCTCACCTGACTCGTTCTTAGCTGAGTAGCCAGGGAACACGCTAGCAAAGTAGTCTTCAAGACTAACGACATTGAACTTCTTCTTAGAAAGAAACTCAGCCGCTTCCTTATAAGTCTCGAACTTCTCTTTAGCGATACCGATCGCATCCTTCATTGCATCTACATCAAACGCCTGACGGTGATTCTGAGTAGACTTAACATCTGAGTGCGTTCCTAATGAGAACGATAACGTATTATTACACACCACTCGAATAGGAGTCGAACGAACATGAATACCGCTACCGAACTTATGAGGGTTAACTAGCAGCAGATACTGCTCTGTAACGTCATCGTTGAAGAGGGCGAACTGCTCTTTCATCTTAGCAAGTCCCCATACAATCTGACCATTCTTAAGAGAGCCAGCTGTATTCATTTCCAGTTCACCGGCCTCTACAAACTCTTCGAAGATAGCGAACGCGTCTTCGTTCTGACAAGGCTCCCAGGTATCTGAAACAGTATCAAGAAACTTGTTATCAGTTTCACGCAAGAGCGCAAATTTACCTGAGTTAATAACTTGACCGTTCACATCGTAGAACATCGGAGACTTAGTAACACCCCAATCGATCTCAGCTGCTTTCATCATATCCTTAACGCTTAGAGTCTCTTCTACTCGTACACCTAAACCGTGCCAGGGAGTCTCACCTGCGTAAGCCATCGTTTCAACCATATGTGACATAATATATTTCCTTTTTTAAATTGTAAGTTAATTATAATTGCATCCAACGTCTAGCGGTCTCCTCATCAGGAGCGTACTGCATGAATGTTTGGAGGGTCTGCTCCTCCTGATCTGCATCCCTGCGAAGCTGGTTAGACCAGAAATCACACTCCGCCTCAAGTTCAGCGAAAGATAACTGAGTTGGATCAAAGCGATCACGGACGCCCATAACATCCTTGGACACATCCGAGATATAACCGTACAGTTCATCCGAATAAGACTGCATCGCTACTTCTGCAGTAGCGTAACGACCGGCATCGATGCCGTCAGCAATGATTGTGTAGTCGAGGATGTCTGTAGTTGTATTCATGTCTTATCACCTTTTCCTATATTATGTACATATTATAGTCCCTCCGAGTCAGAAGATCAACTCTTTAAGTCCTTGCAATTCAATAGGTTACAATTATTTTGCACAAAAAAATAACCCATTGAAATCATTGAAGAAAAAAGTCCAATGAAATCAATAGGTTATAAAAAAGGCTGGTTTTCTCTAGTTGCGACGCATGTTAGATACGTCTTTCGCATGCTCTTCGCTGAAGATAGGTACCAGGTTACTCTTATGCATTATACTAATACCGAGCAGCTTATCACCTGTATATCTATCGCGATCGCGCTTCTCTGCTACAAGTACTCCAGTAGAAGTAACACTAGGATAGTTAGGAGTCTCGCGACGATAAACACCAGTCTGAACTACCGGCTTCAGAACAATCTTCTTAGGCCGCATACCATACCTATCGCTTGCACGCTTCTGCTTTCGCGTCTCGATCTGATCAGGATGGATACCAAGACGTTTCAGCTCCTTATCCTTCTCTTTTAGAGCTCGAATCTGCTCATGCTCAAACTCACGTCTCTTAGCAGCCAACTTCTTTAGTTTAGACTTCGAAGCCATAATAATAATCTCACATCACAAAAACATATTATAATCTATCTAGATCATAAAATCAACTACGAAGATGGATACTTCCATTCTGCTGAATTAATGACTTCGCTATGAGTGAGATGTTTTTTAACAAATTCATCTATACTAATTTTAATATTATCAAGATGATAACTATTAAGAGGAGATACATCATGAGATACTTTAAGCATATTTAAACCTACACCAACCTGACAATATGATGGTTGGCCAAATATAAGAGGAAAACAGCTTACCTGGTGTGTGTCAGTTATACCATTGTTGAGCATGTGCACTTTAGCCATTGTTCTATCAAAGAGTATGTTTTTCTGTCTAAACTCTTTCCAAAATTTTGTATCATCTCTATCGCTAATGTAATGAAACTGAATGAATTCTGCAGTATCCTGATTTGATTCTCTGCAATATTCGTTTACTCTATTGCATATCATTTGCTGCAGGTTTATATCTTGTTCCGAGTTATCACTAGATATGAAAGACTGGAATAGACCGTTACGATAGGCGTACATCAGCTGATCAATACATAGATAGAGCGATGTTGCTTCTAAAGGCTCAACAAAGCTGCTTGATAGACCTGCAGCAAAAGAATTATTAATTGCGGTTTTATTAAAGTAGCCTGCTTTAAATTTAAATGTCTTCTCGCCTATCATAGCGTCAGGATACATTTGTTTAATTCTTGCTCTTACAGTATCATTATCTACATAATCAGAATCGTATACGTACCCGCAACCATATCTATGCTGTAAAGGTATTTTCCATATCCATCCGTCATCCTGTGCAATAGATTCAGTCCACGGATTTACCTCTTCAAGATCTTGTACTGGTAAGAAGAACGGTTGAGCTTCTTTCATAGGAAGATTTTCACTCAAACTAATCCATTCTGAATTGTAAGTTTTGCCATTTATAAGGCGTGCAAAACCAGTACTATCTATTATATAATCAACTTCATATTTTCCATTGCTTTCTAAATCTAGAGAAGAAATATATTTCTTATCATCTAGGTTTACTTCTAGTACCTTGTCGTTTATAACTTTAATACCGCGCTCAACAGCTACTTTTTCTAAGTAGGCAGCAAGTTCCCCAGCGTCGAAATGAACGGCAAAACTTACCGAGTTTCGTGTTAAACTTTTAAATACATTAATATTATGTTGATTAATTTCGTCTCGACTTAAACTAACAAAGCTATTATTTTCTACAAACGGACTCTTACAGCAGTTTGCTAACTGATACGGAATACTATAATCGTCATAATTTTTACCCTCACGTACAACATTTTTAAAAAAATCACCATTGACAAGAAACGCGGCTGGTTCATGTATATGGAAGCCATGAAAGTAACTGCCCTTATCTTTCGTCCAGTTAGTAAATTTGATACCGGTTTTTAATGTAGTGTTTGTGTTTTTAAATAATTGGAAGATTGATATGTTGAGCTCATTTTCTAGAAAATCTACCATATGAGGAGTCGTGCCCTCACCGGCTCCTAGAATACCAATTTTATCGTCTTTGATTAATGTAACGTTATATTCTGGGTATTTACATTTAATAAAGAGTGCAGATATAAAGCCCGCTGTACCTCCGCCTATAACAACAAAATTATTTTTCATACTGCTTCCTTAAACCATATAGGTGTAGATCTGTTCTTCCACGTAGCGAAGTCGCTTTTATATCGAGTATAGTATTTACGGTACGCTTGTACAACATCGCTATCTTTACATTCATCAGGCATGGCTTGAGGGAATATAGTCAATCCTTTTTCAGGAATATTAACGGGTACACAAGCTAAAGGATCAACAAGCTTCTCACAGGCATGATTCTTATCATACCTCCATCTATATTCAGAGAGTAGTGCTAGGAAATGGTTATAGAGCCAGTAGTAGTTGGACATACTCTCTCGTAACCATATATTGCAAGGATGCTTATAATGAACTGCTTTATATAGATGAGACTCACGCCAATCATTTAACTTGTAGTATTGTACTTGTCGCTTTCCAGATACGCTGTCTCGCTTCTCAGGAGTACCATCAAGCATACGGTGACAGGTAGAGAGCATCTGAGCGCTCTCTACAATCATTTTCACAACATGCTTATCACACATATCGCGAGCTGCGATATACGGATCGCGACTCAAAACAAATATATTCATTCTTCTTCATCACCTTCCTCAATTTCAAGAGGAACAGAATACCAAATAATTAAAAGGTTAGCAAACGATAATATAGCGCAAACCTTTATCGTTACATCTATGTCAAATTCAGAAAATATTCCTGTAACAGCCATAAAGGCTTGTAATGGCAATACTATAAAAATAGCATATACAAATCCCCAGAAGAACTCGCTCAAGCTATAGAATAGAATATTAGTCATCAGCGATAGTTACTGTATATGTATCTGTAATATCAGTAACTGCTGCCGCAGTGTCTGCAGATATTGTTACAGAATATTTTTCATCATCGAGATTTATATAACCAACCGTTTCACGTCTAATATCGTTATGACCGAGTTCCGTCCAATATAATTCATAGGCCACACCAGACTCTAAGCATTCAAACTGATGGTAGAGGCCTGGTTTAACTTTTGTATACTGTCCTGGTCCGATGATTGTTTCATCAACTAGATCATAGTCCCCTAGATCATAGTCCCTCTGCCAGACCTTGACTTTTAACCTACCTGTCTCTACAAAAAATCCATTCCACTTATACTCATGCATGTGCTTAGAGCACACACCACCTTCATTCATCTCTATTCGGTGGAATTCCAGAGCTCCGTTCGCTTCTATCTGCTCCGTCGTTCCCCATATCTTGCCCGCTTTCATCGCTATCTTCCCCATTCATAAATTCTTCAGCCGTAGAAAATTTTAGATCTTTCTTGCCAAAGATCATATCCCAGTTGTCAGCGTACTTCTTTCCATCTACCTTGCGGTAGTTGCTGCCCTTACCGCCGTGCCATTTGCCGCTCATGTTATACCATATCCAATGTGTTTATACCAAACCCGTTCATGTATGTAGTACAGTACTGTTTTAGTAATTACTTCAGTACCTCCGATGATAGCGCCGAGCTCTAAAGAGCCTGTAAACAAAGAAGCAAGCAGAAACGTATCCAACGTTCCTACTACTCTCCATGATAGTGCTTTCGCAACATGTCGTCTTCTCTCTATCATTCAGCCATTCCTTTTTTTAGTAATCCCTTCTCATGCAATATATCATAGAGTCTAGACGCTCCTTGTGTCATCCAATAAGACCGCGACAACCAGAATCCAGCTAAAGTACCAATACCATAAGCGATAATTATTTCAGCGGACATATCGTAAATACCTTTTCATCATCAAATCCTTTATACATATAATTATACACTCTTATCTGAGTAAATGCCAGCTCTTAGGTGTAGTTTAAATTTAAAACTATTCTCACCTTCTCATCAGTACAGTTCGTACCCGTATGTCTCATTGTCGCAGGAAATGTTACTATTCTATTGGCGACAGATTCTATTGCTGTTCCATCTTCGAACTTAGTTAATCCATTGTTCGTATTGATATAAAGAATAGATGTATAGAGTTCACGTTGATGCGCACATTCGAAATTACCGACGTCTATATGATACGGATATGTATCCATTACCTGGCTTCTAGGATTAATATTAGCTTTAACTTTAACCAACTCATAAGGTCTGATTATGTTTAGAATAGGATTTAGAATATCCATAAACGGACTAAAAGCGCCGTGTCCGGCGAGAAAGAACATATGGAAGAATTGAAAGTAGCCGTCACCAGCTGCAACTACAGAGTCACTGTACTTCCAATCAAAATCCTGACCCATGATTATGCTTTGAAGCGTATTAAACTCCTCCCAGGGTAGGAAGTTGTCAGTTACTTGAATCATCGAAGCCACTCTTAATTTAGAATATCTTAATTATATATTCCCCCACCCTCTAAAACCACGGCTTTTTCATTCGCCGCCGAACCGATTTTCCAGTCGTAAGTATCGCTCCTTCCAGGCTTCATACTCCAGAGGTTTCCTTATCTTAGAAATCTTCAGCCCTTTTTCCTTAAACAAACTCTTAAGCGACGTCGAGACCTCTCTGCCGAGAAACCGCGAACATAACTTAAGAAGCATAATACGAAAGCCGCGGCCATGATTCATGTATCCCGCCACATGGGCTAACTCATGCAGTGCCACATACTTAGACGCTCCTGACGGAGAGAACCGTATAGAGTATCTGTCAGCCACAGCGTTTACTCGGCGACCTCCTCCCATATCTTTCATCCATTCAATACGAGGTGTAGTATAACCGCTCCAGAACTTAGACTTACAGATACGTTGTACATATTTCTCAGTATCTTTCCGCGACATCACTGCATTGATCTGAGGGTAGAGCTTCTCCAGTTTCCATTCACACTGATAAGTTTTATTCTTCTCAGAGTCTTTCATATGATAAGAAGAACCATCATTGTGAGCCGTAGCCTTATTACGGTGTTTAATCAGATAGAGCTGATACTTCTCTTCTAATCGTATTTCCTCTCTCATTTCAGCACCTCACAGATAACGTAGCCAGTATTGTTATTCACTATACGGAAAGGCTCAAAGCGCTTTTGTCCGGCGTAGATAGCCTCTGGCAGCGTATTGAATGTGTTGATAAGCTTGTACTGTAGATCAACCAGTTGAAACTTACGAGTAGTATCCATGGGGGTCCTTTTTTAGTATTTTGCGCGCGAGAAATTTTCTATAGAGCAGGGAAACACATTGGGATAGCTCTTTTGTATTATACCCATGTACATGAACCTGATATAAGAACTTTTTTTATACCGGGTTCTTCTGAGGCTTTACACCGCCTCCTTGTAACTGCTAGCACATAGCTTGGCTTCTTATCCAAACACCACAGCTAGTACGATGAGCATCAAAGGAAGAGCAAACACCATTGCGCCCATATAAGTTCCTAACTTGTCTCTGTCTATATTCATTATTGTAGGCCTAGACCAAATACTATTCCAAGGCTGAGTCCTACTGCTATGCATATACCTATGTTGTATGTGAGTAGCAGTGCTTGCATCTTAATACGTTCTACTGTAGTCATTATAGGCCTCTCGCTTTCTTGAAGTTGTAGATGTAAACGCCAGCGTTGGCTTTGGTGACGTTCAGAGTATCTACGATAAGGTTGATAATAGTCTTACGATCTTCTAGGCCTACTCGCTCAATCATCTCAGCGACTAGCTCTTTCTTAGTCAGCGTCTTAGCTTTAGCTTGCTCGATGATCTCTTCGCCTATCTCAGCGAGGTCATCATCGTTGTGCAGCTTATCGAAGCCGAATCCTGCTACTTCATACCACTCACCTTCTACCAGCATACGATCGCGAACTGATGTTGAACGGTGGCCCATTCCATTTACCAGAGGAGCGATGTCTGTAACGTTCTCACGCCAGTCAGTGTTATTCGCGATGTCGTCACGTGACCATGAACCGTTGATGTTGTTAGTCCAGCGATACGCATACTCTAATGCTTCCATCACATCAGTACCAGGTGCGTGAACTGTGGCCATACGATCGAATCTGTCATCTTCTTTGTGAAATACTGCTATTCTCATTTTCTCTATCTCCGTTTCTTCTCTAAGTGTTTATATTATGGCTTATCGCATTCATAAGATCAACTTTTTAAGTCCTTAGAGATCAATGAGTTACAATTATTTTACCCAAAAATATAACCCATTGAAATCATTGGACTTTTTTATCTAATGAAATCAATGGGTTATAGAAAAGTAGGGGCCCGCTCACCTGTCTAAGGAGATTGAGGAGGAGATAGACAGGGAGCGAGCGTAACTTTTAGCCGCGGAGTGCAGCGATACCAGCAGCAACTACTGCCTTAGTAGGAGTACCTACGCGGTAGAACGTTGAAGTACGACCTTTAGAGTCAGTACGCTTGTTAGCATACACGGCGTAACCAGCAGAGCGAAGATCGCTTACACGAGCCGCTACAGTAGCGGCAGATGAACCGAACCAAGCACCCATTTGCTTAGCAGTAGCCTGACGGCCTTCAGTTACGAGAGTGTTAAAAACTTTTGAATAAAGCGACATAATATATTTCCTTAATTAAATTTAACCATTGTTGGTTTTACACAATTGCATTTCAAATAACCAGAATTGGTTATCCTTAATCCTTGGCGTTGGGCGTCTATCCCAGCTAGTTCCATTAGCTTTCCAAGTTTGTCGACCACACGATCATTATCTGATACGTTGAATGTGACAATTCTTTCTTCATCGCGACCATTGCGGTTGCGATAGTCTGTCCAGGAGCTCAGAATAGAGGTCCCAGTCGCGCGAGCAGCAGTACGTACTAGCTCACGAAATGTGTACGTATAGAGCTCGCTCATTACGCAGCCTTCTCAGCCAGTGCTCGAAGCTTGATATGCGACACGATACGAGATTCTACACGCGCTTTAAGCTCTGGTATCTCGTACATCGCGTTAGCAACAAAGCTCTCGAGATAACCAAACTTGTAGTGAATATCACTATCACCTAGCATGACCTTCACCAAAGCTTCGTTTTCGATCACTGCATCATTAAAATTCTTTGTCATAATTATTTCCTCAATCTCAAATTATACTATATTATGGCTGCTCTCAGTCAGAATGGCAACTACTAAATTGCCTCACGCTGTTCAGGAGTCAATGCTTCCCATGCTTCCCAACCACCAGCACGTGCTATCTGGGCACGTGGGTCCGGATTAGTCTCCATGGCCAGAGCACTTAGATGGTCTCTGAGCTCATCGATGGCCTGCATCACTATGCCGGCATGCTTGGCTTCCTCGCAAACAGCCATCAGCTTCTTGTACGATGCTGCAACGTCGTTAACCAGGTTCATCTCAATCTTCTTAGCAATCATAATATTCTCCTTAATCTCATATTATGTACATATTATGGCTCACCTCAGTCAGAATGGCAACTTTATAAGTCCTTGGAGATCAATAGGTTACAAATTAATTTAAAATAATTGTAACTGCTTGAATTCATTAGCCCTTTATCTCCTTAGTTCTCAAGAGGTTACAGAAGAAGGTACTGTCTACGTATGGCTAGGCGGGGATCATTGGAGAGACCGTAGGAGACACAGGCAGGCTTTGGAGCTCGGCTGGGAATGCGCAGGAAAGCCAACATCTTCCCAATACGTTTCTCCAATGACCAATAAGTACAGTTAATTAGTAATGACTATCGTTACTCATCGAAACAAAGCTTATTCTCTACTACTTCTCTCATATAACGACCTTGTTCTTCACACTCTTCTTCTATGATCTCCATAACCGTATCGATAACCGTATAGACTAACTCTTTAGAATACTCATCTATATCGCTGGTATGTTCTTTGGATTGTTCTATCATTTGTTTGACTATCTTATTCATTGATAGGCTCTCTATACTGTAAAGGATACTCCGCATCCACACGTCCCTACTGCATTAGGATTGGTTATCTGAAACTGGCTACCCATGATGTCCTTCTTATAGTCTACTGTGCTTCCTACGATATAACTATACGATAGACTATCTACTGCCATCATTTCCTCTATGACCGTATCGTCCTCTTGTACAGTGTCTATCTTAAAGCCATATTGAAAGCCAGAGCATCCTCCTCCTTCTACATAGACTCTTACTACCTTACCTAGTCCTGCTATTAATATTAACGATAGACACTTCTCTCTTGCGTTATCAGTTAATGTAAAGGCCTGGGGAGTGTAACTGTTAACCAACATGATACTCTATGCCTTCTTCGTCACCATCTGGATTAAGCTCTGTCAGATCCTTCTGTATCTGTTTGTAGTCTTTTTCATCTTCGGTGGTGGTGTCTTCATTCTGGTCATTCATCCACGTTCTCCCCTGCTTGTCTTCCATAATGTCTATGGTGACCATGTCGTTCTGGATGAGTTGTATCTCTTCTGTCAGATCATTATACTCTTTCGAGTCTTCATTGAGCTTATCGCGTTCTTCTATTAGATCTTCTAATACGCTTAATGATCTTCCTCTTAGTCTGGATGTCTTACTCATTTGATATCCTCTGGCATTATGCATTATTTACATACCGAATGATGGGCTAAGGCGTATGAGCCACCTAGAAGGACTCCTGCTCCTAATCCTATTGGAGTACTGGCACTCGCTATTCCTAATGATATTCCAGCCAATCCTCCTATGGCTAATCCATCTGCCGTTGGATTGGTTCCACACTGCTGATAGGTCTCGTTTCTGTATGGACTAAGCGAGCAGCTGGTCATGATAATGGATAGCAGCAGTATTCTTTTCATTAGTTCTCACTCTTTACCGTAACAGAGTCTTGAGTATTATGCTTTGGACCCTCTACAATGAATGTTTCAGATACTTCTCCAAGACATAGTCCATAGCGAATAACTTTGTTGCCTCGCTTGGTGAGAAGCTTAGAACCATCGAATTCTATCACTTTTTCTTTGCCGTCTCGCTCGATCTCGTTCTTTAGTTGAGTGAGACTGTTGTAGTTCTTTCTTTCCATACTCTATCCTCGCTCAATGATTCCTTGGATATGCTGCTCTTCTATGGCTGCTAATCCTTTTCCAATGTCATGACCTTTGCTCCAGTCGGCTACTACTTCATCGTATAAACGTACACTCTCACACTGAGGACCAATGCCTTGAACAGTGCCTATGCGTGTGTCTTGACTGGATCCTTGGACGATGATGCCTGATTCGGTCGTGGTCTCTTGCTTCTTAAAACTTACTATAACAACGTTTCGCGTGGGTCTCATCGCTTATTCCTTTCGTTAATAATATATAAACACACCGCAAATCCCATGTAACACATCGAAAAGATAGCGAATGAACCTATAATTTGCTCGGCTATCACAAGGCAAGCACCGCAATAATGTATCCAATACCTACGACTAGAGTGACTAAACCCATAATCATTTTGCCTGTCTCATGATCGTCTTCGCTCATATTTTATACATCGTATTCAAAGTTATCTGTTTCTGCATTGTTAGACAGCAACCTGGCTCCGTTTCTTGTATGAAAGCGTGCGGCTGTCTCTGTTTTTGGCGAGAGCGTTATAACACGAGGCTTGTACTGCTCTGATACTGATGCATATTGTTCTCGCATATTGTTTAATATGCCCAGTATCAAATCGCGACCAGCTCCTTTATTGTATGACCATACCGTATAAGGCATAATCACATAAGGTCCATCCTCTTTCCTGTCACCAAAAGAATATAAATCACTCTCCTGGATAGGTATTCCGTTGCCATAAGCCACACAGCATATCGCTTGAACCCCGCTATCTTCCTTAAGAGCAAAGACTTTACGTTGTGCTTTGATGCGGTCTTCTAGCGGGATATCTGGTCTAACTGGATCGTCATTGATGTACTGCTCTAGTTCTGCTTGTGTCAGCTCTACAATCTCTTTCATGTTATATCTCAGTCACGTAAAATGTAATTACCAGATAAGCTCACCCTTGTCACATCTGTATCAAATCCAAGTACCATGTGATGCAAATAAGATGGAAATATTAGTAGCTCCCCTGATACAGGTTTTATAGATCCTGTTGCAGCCACGGGGTTAAGGCAATCTCGTAGTGCTCGCGATGTATCTGGTAGATCTGCGGTACTTGGCTGATGATCAAACCCATAAAAGAACATTATAGAGCCATTTGGGGCCCCGTTTCGGTCTATCTTTTCGTTAAATATGACAGGAGGTACGTCGACATATAAAACAAAAGAAATATCGCCGTAATGTCTGTGTATTGGGTTATATTCACCTTTCTTCTGGAAATTAGCCCAAAAACTAGCTAAAGCAAGGTTATTTGATATTGCCTCTATTTCTTTTGTCTTGTCATCTTTACATTCTCTCCATGTGTACATCAATCCTTCTAGATACAGTACGATGTAAGGATGCAGCAGCGCTTGATACTTAGATATCAACTCATCGCTATAGCCAAGAGCCTGTTCAGTAGTAGCAACTAAATTTGATTTATAATCTATATTATCTTCAATAACCGTTCCTAAATCTGCACGTATGTCCTCTAATAATGCATCTTCAATTTTGGTTTGCATTAAAAAAGGACCAAAATTAAAGTAATTAAATTCTTTGCCCATGTCCTTCCTCAGTTATTTTCCTTTATCCGTAAGACCGTACATATAATTCTGTACCATATCTTTATCAGAGGACTTGCATCCATAGTTAAAATTTTCTACATCCTTCATCGGCCACCAGTAGCGGTTAAACGATGTAATGTCTTTGTACACATACGAAAAACGCTTCCAGGAAAAGCGTCTGATACCGTAGGTTCCATTTTTAAATTCGACTATCTTCATCTATTGGTCTCGTGAGGTAATCTATTTGTAAGGTTCCACAGTAGGATAGACCTAAATCCTCCCACGTTACAGTAAATTTATCTATTTCGTAATTGGAAGAAATGAAATCTTTTTTACGATTGAACTCAATAACCTTCGCTAGTTTTTGACCATCGTCACTCATTGTGCTTTCCACTTCTGATCTTTATCTACTTCTTCGGAGATCAACTGAGCAAGCTCAATGCTACTACGTGTGATCTCGTACTTGTTAGAATACGTTCCATTCTGAATCTGAGCTGCTGCTAACAATACAGCAAAGTGCTTAAGTTCTTCTGCTGTCATACCACTTCCTCCACAATACCTAATATTTCAGCAATAACAAAAAAGGTACCGGCTCCAACCATATCGCCGAAAATAAGACAGAATGCAGCTGCTATCCTCGTTACACTTTTAAAAAGGGAAACATAAAAGTGTCCCTTGCTTGTATCTTTGGGTTGTATTCCCATTATATTAGATCCTCGGTCATAGACTTACAGTCTTCGACTGCTTGCATGACAAAAGGAAATATTAATCCTGTCGCAGCAATAAAAGCAATCAGTTCAATAAACCCGTCTGCAAAATAGGGAACAAGACAAATTCCACATATGCAGGCGAAAAGTTTCATTAAATACATTATAACCCCGTAATTACATAAAGTCAATAGTTGAGTGTTACATCTCTTCGATGTTTTTAATTCGTTCTCTCTCACGTTCAAGAACTCTTGTCCTTAGCTGTGTAGAAGAGAACGAGTGGTCACGGGAATTATGTACTATCTTGATTCCCTTCTTCAGACATTCCCGCTTGCCAGTGAAGTCCTTATCAGCATACTCCACACCTAGAATCCGAACATCTACAGGAAGTGCAAGGAGGATGTCCTCAAGGTCTTTCTCAGTATTGTACACGACAATGTCGTCAACAAACGTGCATGCGGCAAGTTGGATCTGTCTTTCGACTATGCTTTGGACAGGGGAGTTCTTTTGAGCTCGGTCTACAGATGGATCGTTTTGCAATGCACATATGAGATAGTCACAGTGCTTCTTACATTCGGACAGCATCATGATATGACCTGCATGCAGTAAGTCAAAAGTACTTGCGGTTATTCCAATCTTTCCTTTTGCGTTGTACTTAATCTTCACCGTAGAGGAGCTCCTTAATCTTTTCAATCAATGTAATTATTTCTTCAGAGTCTTTCTCTGTATCGATTTCTATCTCAAGCTTTATTTTCATACTTATTCTTCACTAGCCGGATCGCTGAAGCCAATCTCCTGTACTCTTCCTTCGGCATATTCATACGCATTCTTTAGCGTTGCAAGAAGTTGCTCTACCTCTTCTTTGTGGATACTATCCATTGTATCTCCAAAACCATACGATTCGAGAGCCTTATCAATGAGAGGCTCAAAAGATTCTATCGTAACAACTTGAGGCATATCTACACTGCCAATATAGACCGTAGTCTCTATTCCAGTCTCAGTTAGCCAAGAGCCTGCTTCTACTTCTAAACTTACTTTAATACTCATCGCTCATTCTCCAAACACTGAAGGCGCTAACTCAGCAGCCTCTTCCATATCATAGTCACTTGGATAATGCTTGAGCAGTGACCTTGCTCGTTGTCTAATCGCCTGAGGCACACGAGGAGTTTCTTTCGGGTCACATAACGCAAGAAGAAACGCTTCGGTATTCTTCACAGCAACCTTTCTTTCTCTAGGCATTGTCATCATTAATCTCCGACAACACTTGCTCTGTCTGACGCTCAATGTCTTCTTCAACACACTCTTCGCCTTCCTGCACTTCGAGTATAACAAGATCTTCTTCGCCTTCGTTTACTAGCTGGTGCCATTGTTCTACATCTATAAATGCCGTCTCACCAGGTTCAAGAGCAAATCTAGTATCGCCGTACATCTTAAGGATACCCGTTCCCTCTAGACACAACCATTGCTCACTTCTTTTAAAATGGCGCTGCTTTGATAGCTGCTGACCAGGTTTGACAGTGAGCAGCTTGATCTTGCGATCAGATTCTTCCCTAAGAACTTCCCAATGACCCCATGGTCGTTTAACTATCATTCTGTAATCCTTTTTGCTTACACAGTTCAATTAGCGAATAGGCTACTTGCACCTCATCGTAATCCCATACACGCATTTCAGTTATGCCAGAGAGTTTTTTATCTTCCCACCAATTGTGAAAGTACTCCTCGTTCTTTCGACGGCGAATAGTATCCATGATTTGCTTCTCAATCTTCTCAGCTTCTTCACGAGTATATTCACGACGGGTAGAGTTCATAACCTTTATGTCGTCAAACTCTTCGTTAATAAGAATAGAATCGCTGTCGTTAGGACCGCGATAATCTAAACGAGCAAGAGCGTCCGCTGATGATGTAATACCTATCTTATAGACGCAGGACGGTTTCGTATGCTTACGCTTTAGCTTAGCCAGATATACTTTATACATTAGCTGTCATCACCCCAATCTTTAAAGTTATTCGAAGCTTCGTTATCGTTAAAGCCGCGAGTATATGCAGTGATCTCTTCTGCAGTCATATCAGCCATCTCAACCTTTTCGGAACGATGGGTATCACCTTTAAAATAGTGAGGTTCGAATGCGCGCATATAGTAGCTATCTGCAGAACCTCTATCGTATGGACCACCGTGCCTCTTATCGTAATCGCTCATTAGATAACTCCCAAGCCGTGCCCGGCCATAATAAAGCCATTGGTCTTAAATAGGATAATTGACTTATTGCTTCCGCGAAGAATATCGCGCTTGACAGGATGATCAGGCTTCTTAGACATTTCAATCAACCCAACACAGTGAGTTTTGAACTCATCTACATTCACAGAAGAATCATCATATAGACGATACAGGTCAGTAAGTACCTGCTCATTCAGTTTATCGTTCTTTATAGCCATAATACATCTCCTTATTCCTATATTATGTCTATATTATGGCTCATCTCATTCATAAGATCAACTTTTAAAGTCCAATGAAATCAATGAGTTATAACTTTTTTGAGTTTTCCTTAGAAATCAATGAGTTAGTAACCTCTTGTTTTCGTTGGTCATTCATGTTAACTGCATCAGCATACGCCTGTCTAGTCATTCTCTGACGTGAATTAGATGAGATACGCCTTCTTTGCTGGTCAAGCCTTAGATATCTACGCTGCATCGAAAACCTCAACATCTGCTTCTGTTACAATTACAACACGTGCACCACAAGGAAGAATTGGTTTATCAATCCCCCCATAGATCACCTCGCTTGGACCGTTTATCTTTACGGAGTGACCGTATGTATTCTTTCTGCCCTCTTTTACGGTAATCACTGGGTCGTTCGTCCCGTGTTTTAAATTTGACCGAATCCGATGCTGGTTCACGTGTATAAATTTCTTCGTCATATTCATTCCAAAGCAAATTATCGAATGTACGCTTATTCATCTTCCTGCTCTTCGATAGAGTCTTTATACTCCTCTATCTGCTTCTTAGTTAATTTAAGCCCTTGCTCTATCACCATATCAATGCTTGACAAGCCAAGATGCTCCATATTATCTAGTAAGTTTCTCACATGCTTATGAAAAGGATTAGGCCTCTTAAACAGGCCCCTCCTGTACACCTCATTTCGATCGAACATCCAATCGAACAACATATCCTCATTGGATTTATAATTTAATCGGACTCGCCACTTCTCAACAGTATTCCAGTTGATTTTAGTAGCTGCAAGAGCTCTTGCCACATCATGGTGAGCGACTTCTACTTCGATCTCAGCTTCCACTAGCTTCCCTCTACTACAGCTTTAACCGTTTCTACTTTCTTCTTACCCAGCAGTACGCGAGCTTCATCGCGTACCTCTGCAGTAACGGCATGACCGAAACGCTCTGGATCGAGTAGACCCTTAAGAAATTTATACACATCTTCAGACATCATATTATCCACAATTTTAAATCCCAACTATCCTTGACCTCTGTACTTTTTAAATGAGCGTCTCTTACTTTTATTCATAGTCGACGTTTTAATATTACGACGTCCAATGCTCGTACGCTTATTCGTAGGCTCTACCGCCATTGCTGCTACTGCTTTTTTTGCCATACAATTACTCCATTATTAATCTGAATATTTTTCAGTTGCAAATCTTAAGAACAATCCTTCTTCTCTACCAAACGCTTCGATCTCCCATGGAGAGTCATAATAGTCGTCCATCTCATCTTTCTTATGCTTCCATGTCGTATTTTTCCACTTAGAGCATCGCTTCATTAATCTGAGCTCACCGGTAGCAAACTGCTTAAGGTGAACCATCTCATGAGCAAGAGTCTGCAATATCGATATATCGTCATCTGGGTTAAGCTCGATAGTAAAAAACTTAGGCATACGCTTCGGACTACAATTAGTATAGCAAGCACCTCTATCAGAGCCTTTCCTCACAAGTATTTCTAGTTCGATCTTATCTTGCAGCTCTTTATCTATACCAAGCTTATCTGCATAGAAGTGAGCTGCCTCGGTAAGTAGCTCGCGTAAATCTAACTTGACTCTATTATTAAACATCATCTGCATTCATATATCTCCTTAATTATTACATATTATAGTATTACTAGATCAGAAGATCAACTATAAATAACCATGTATATCAATGACTTACAACTTTTTTCATGACTCCAATGAAATCAATGAGTTATAAACTTCAATATAATCAACAAGTTACATAATATGTACTATCTTTATTACAATAACCCCGTCAAACAAGTCGAAATCACATCAGAAACCAAGAATGAGCGCGGTCTGGAGATGCTGGAAACCAATGCCTCTCTTGAGTCCTTGGTCGCTCGATCTGCGATGTATACGAAGATGTACAGGTGCGAGCTTGTAAATGAGTGTGCAGACGAAGTTAACAAGCGTACGCTTAACAAGATTGTTAACAAGAACTTTAGACGTGGACCACATTCTGATGAAACTAAGCAGAAGATAGCTGATGGCGTATCTGGAGAGAAGAATGGTCGTTATGGCGCTGTTGATCCTAAACATATTCGTTTATCTAAATCAGAGAAGCTTAAGTTCTATTACAAATATAATGTGCATGGTAAGAAAGGGTATAAAGACTCTGAAGAAACCAAAAAATTAAAATCTAAGAATAACTGTAACAAAGGGGGATGGTTCTGGATTCATAATCGATCAACTGGAGAAGAGAAACGATGCTACGGTGAAATACCTGAAAACTTTACTCGGGGACGACTCTACAACTATTTGAATAGCTAACCTTCATGCTTTCTTCTGTACTCGCTTCTTGCATCTACAAATTTCCAGATCCATTTATCTCTGTCCTCGATAAAGATCTGAGGGTCCTCACCATCTACCGCAACTAATATTACAAGCTGTTTAACAGGTTGCTTTGTCCTCTCTTCAAACATAACAGCGTAAGCAGCTGTTTGCATAAAGTAGTTCTCAATCCATTCCTTCTTCTTTGGCTTACGAGCTGTCTTAAAATCTATGATTGACAGCTTTCCGTTCCATTCCGCAATACAATCTACAGTACCAGCTACTTCAAGATAATCAGAATATAGCGGACACTCTTGCATTACTACATTATTAATACATTCATCTATAACAGGCTTAATATCGTTAAACGATTGTATATTAGCTGGCATCTGCTTCTTAAGATAATCAGGATCATTATTAATATAGTCCTCACATATCTTATGTACAGCAGTTCCTCTTGTAGCCGCTTGGGTTGTTATCTTAGTAGCTTCTTCTTCACCAACACGCTTTCGCCACTTAATGATACCTTCTTTAGCAAAGATACTAGATACAGTAGTGACGGAAGGGTACTTCTTACCTTCAGGAGTAAGATAGTACCGCTTGCCGTTTTCTGTAACCCTTTTAAGTTTTGTTATTTCATAAGGATTGGTGTGGGTGAATGTCATTATAATTTTCTTTTGCTATGATATACTCTTTCACAAGGCTTGATCTCACAATATCATCGAAGGTAAATTCGACCTTGTTAAAATAATACATACTGTCAAGTATTTGCATAAACTCTTTTATGCCTGATTTTTCATACGGCTTATTCAAGTCTGTCTGTCTAAAATCACCACAGAACATTATTCGCGTATTAACACCTACTCGAGTAATGATACTATCTAGTTCGTGAAATGTCATATTCTGACACTCATCAACTATTACAATAGCGTCATCAAGAGTAATGCCTCTGATATAGGAAGTAGAGATAAACTCTATCATTCCTTTTGCTTTTAGAAGCTCGTATCCGTCGCCTCTGTTTGTTATCTCTGAGCATATTGCTTTATAGGGTTGCTCAAATACTGCTGTCTTTTCACTCTCTTTACCGGGAAGGAAGCCCATATCTCTCGTTGGAACTACGGACCTAACAATAACCACTTTTTCTTTATTATCATCACCGTGCATAAGATCATCTAATGCAAGGTACATAGATAGAAATGTTTTACCAGTTCCTGCTACGCCATGAAGAAGTATATTATCTCCTTTGTCATATTGCGCAAACACTTTGCTTTGGTTTGCGGTCATTGGTGTTATTTCTCGTAACTGCAATGTCTGCTTTTGTTTCGTTTGAGTCTTCCTTTTTCTTCTTTTGTTAAACTTAAGTACGTCTTTTTCGTTCTGAGCATTATAAAAATCTTCTAAGTAATCGACAGCGAGATTGCCCATTAATGTGCTCCTAAGTTTTACCGGTTTGCTCTCTCCACCTTTTAACAGCATTTCTAGACCCTGCTGCTTTTATAGATTTCGAACCATGCTTGTCTGCCAGCTCACTAGTTGGATGAGCTTCAGCAATACGAGAAAGGTTTTCATGCCATCCGCTATCATTCTTCAGGCCACTAGTATACCGCGAACTTACTAGTCCCGGAGCTTTTGTAATGATAGTTGTGATATGAGGGTTTTCAGCGAGAAAGGCTTCGCGATCGGAGATAGAGGTAATCTCATCCCAGATCTCGCCAGTTGAATTGTCTTTGAATGTATATATCGGCATAAGTCTCCTTAACCACTTTTATTTAGGTATGACATAAGTTCGTCGATAAACATTCCACGGATATTAGGTGAGGAAAGCGGATGAATCTTTAAGTCTTTCTCACGCGGCAGGATAAATTTATACTGGGCAACACTATTTTTTCTAGCAAACCAATCAAGGTACTTTGCTCGTCGAAGTCCATCTGCCAACGATGTCATAGTCTCACGTCCATAACAATCCGTACCTTCATAAACATTAGCAGTAGCAAGATCGTTTTGTATAATAAAATCGAAACCTATGCAGATAAGTTCTCGATGACCATGTCTCAAAGCTTCGATCATTGCATTCATACCAGCGTTAGATCTTAATCTAGTAAACGGATTAAACTCTGGATGCTCGAATTGCTCTTCAAATGCAGGATATATAAACTTCTCTTCCGGGAAGTCGCTATTACGAATTTCTTCTGTTATAGCGTCATCAATAGCAATAAGATAATCTGGCTCAAAATCTCTATATAAGGCATTGCAGCCATATATCGTACCATGTTTTCGAAGCTGTTCAAGATCAAATCCATCTCGTGACTTCCCGTTTCCTATAATAAATGCTCTACTCATGTCCAGCCTTTAGTCTCGTTAGGGAATGCCTCCATAACGAGTTTTTTAGTGATGGTCTTAAATGGAAGTTTTTTATCTTTAGCTGCTATAACAAGTTTTGCATCTCTAGAATCTACAGATTCTAGCATTTCAATAAACATAGTCTCTCGACGTAACGGCTTCATAACCTTTCCTTGCGGAGTATTTACAAAGTATTGAAGACGTCTATAGTCAGATTTGAGTACATGCTGTAGATCTGCTTCTTTAGCTGATGGACTATATGGTGGACTCCCTTCTGGTAGGAGCCATTTCCAACCTGAATCAAGAGCAAAGTCAAGTAACACCATTAACGCTTTTGTATTACTAAATTCGCGAAGCTTCGCAATTTTCTTCGCTTTAGTACCCTCTTTATCTACTATTTCTAGCATCTCGTATACACTAAGATTCATTAAAATTCACCTATTGCGTCCATTAAGTTATTAAGTCTTTTCTCTATAAAGAAGTTAAACAAACGACTTCTGTCATTTGTCTGATAATTATTATAGGCGCTCATAATACTTTTTTCAATATCTTCTGGTATTACAGAGAGATCAATCAGCTGCCTATTACGCATCCAGTTTCGCTTGAGCTCTTCTTTAGAAAGATATTCGGATTCTTGAATGTCATTTATATCTATCCTACTGATGGAATCGAGTATACCCTTTCTAACAGGCTTCTGACGACCACCATCCACGAAGACGCCATCTGGGGAATTGATGTTAGGAATACCATCACCGCGATCACCTTTAATAATATGCTCTTTAAGGTATACCCCAGGACTCTCATGACGTACAAATTTCTTCATTACTGGACTATACTGCTTAACGTTAGGATTAACATGAAGCTGAATAAAGTCTTTATCGCTTGATAGAATCAGAATCTTATCGTCTGTAACATTGCGGGCAAGTGTACCGATAATATCATCTGCCTCAGCACCGTCAATAAGAATAGTTTTATAAGGAAAAACGTCAATGAGTTCCTGTCTTACCTTATTTAAAGTGGCGAACATAGTAGGCCAGTCAACACCTGACGCCTGTCTATCTTTCTTACGACCTGCTTTATAGAATGGAAACACTTCTTTGCGCCAGTATCTTTTACTATCACAGCAGATAACAAGCTCTCCAAAGTCTTCAGAGAACTTTTGACGGTAGTGTCGAAGGGCGTTGAGAATCATATGCCTAAGCATACTCTCCTCTAGGGGAATGTTGGTATGAGCACCAACTTGTACCATAAAATTACTGATAACTACTTGGTTAAAATCTACGAGTATCATAATAAAGCTCCATATTTTTTAGTTAACATAATTATAGTAAACGTCAATCAAAAAATCAACTATTATCTTCCTCGAGGAGCTCGTTGAGTTTGTGCTGAATTTTCTGAAGAGGGTGTTCTAGGTCCACGCTTCTCAGTAGGCAGGATTTAAAGGACTCCATAACAAATATATAATCTTCAAGAAATATTTCGTCGTCTATATCAAAGCCTTGACTATGAAGACTCCTTAGAATACTAGACCCGTATCGCTCTACTTGGCGTTCAATGAAGCGGTGTTTCTCTGCTTCTTGGAGTTGAACTTCCAAAGCTATCCTGGCATCTGCAGTCATCTGATGCTCTACTTTTTCGATAGGAAATTTAATTATGTTTGACATATGTATATTTATGTCAGACGTCTCCCATTTTTCTATCGTACGTCTGTCCGAGATCAGGATAGTAAACTCCGTGTGATCTCTTCACAAGCCCTTTCTTTGGACCTTCATGGTAATACGCCTTGACATAGCATATGTCTTTGACTCTCATGTTATGGTTTTCACCCCAGAATAAATCAAGCCAGATACCCGTTCTAAGGTACCTTTCCATATTCTTAATATAGGCCTGGGTTGCAAGATACTTTGCTTCAGCCCCTTTGTCTCCACGTCTGACAGCTGATCTATGCGACGTCAGTAGTTCTTTCTGAGCCTTGATATAACTCTTGACGTTCTTATGACTCCAGTCGTGCTTATCATCTAAGGCAAGAACATCTTCGTGAATAGATTTATACTCAGGAGGATTGGCTTTAAGACGTTTCTCACGTGCAGCTGCTAACCTTTCAGTAGCAGCTTGCTTTTGTTCTGGTGTCATCTCACGACGACGTCTAATTTTTTTAGGCTTTGCTTGCGAGGACGCCACGTATTAATCCCTCCCATTCACGAGCTCGTTGATCCCAGTTGTAAAATGAATCAGTGTAGTTCTTTTGAACAATAAGTCTATTCTTCACAGCATCTTCATTACGGCCTACCATATCTATAACAGCGCTCAATGCATTAGCGAAAATATTAACGTGCTGTTGCACATCTTCATGCCACTGATACGTATAGGCAAAGTTAGCTGTAGTTTCTGGTAGAGCTGCGTAGTTAGGACATACTATAGCGCATCCTGCACTCATTGCCTCAATAGCAGCAATGCAAGATGTTTCTTGCCAGATCGACGGGTATGCAAAGATGTGAGCCTCTTGTAGTGCTTTACGGACTACTTCATTCGGCTGGTAGCCGTGGTAAGTCATATTAGGATTAGACTTAATGCGCTCAAAGAGCTCCTTATAAGGCTCATCTCTCTGTGGCCACCCGTAAGCTTCAAATGACGAATACACGTCAAGATGAATGTTATCATGATGCCTCAGTAAGAACTCAAACGTTGGTACAAGCAGTTCGAGTCCACGATGAGGTGTAGTATGATAGATAAGTTTTATCTTATCATCTGTAGATTTAGGCTTTTGCGGAATTGGCTCAATAGCGTTTCGTAATGTAAGAGATTCAGAATAAGGAACACCCATAGCAAGATGATATGTATTAAACTGCCAGTTAGATACAAATACAAGCTTATCAAATCTTTTTCTTGACTCTTCGTCTTTTAAATGAACAGCTTCAGGATCATTAAACATGTCATGGAGCCACAGAATAGAAGGACGATGAGTATCTACTTCACGGACTCGTGAGCATATAATCTGAACTTCATCTTTAATATCTTCGGGTAGACGATCGTATAAACCATACTTCATCATCTCTGTGCCGCCCATAGCGTTTTGAGATAATTCGTCAACGGTAACTCCGTCGCTGCTTTTACTGAGACTAAAACCTGTATCGTCTTCTTGTGACTCTGATTCTACTATTGTTAGTTGTGTCATTATTTAATACTCGCATTTTTAATTTGTGGGTACGGGGGATATACCAGCTAAAACTGTTACAGTTAACCTGCCTCCGACCTCCACATTCTTATCGATTTGTTCTACTGGACATACCTTGTGTAAAGTGGTACTCGGAAAAACGATGCAACAGTTATTCTTAAAAGGTACTATAACGTTGTGTTCGGGAAATAATAAATCACCGCCTTTAAAGTTTATAGGCTCTTGATTAAAGAACATTACAGCGGTAAACATACAAGAGTCTTTATGCGCATCATAATGTTCTCCATCCTTCAAGTAGTACTGCATCAATATAGCGTGCCAGTTTGCTGATTCATAACAACGAAATACTGAATCTGATGGAAGAGAAGGCAGCGTCTCCTGAATTCCGGTATTCATAGATACTATTACTTCATCACATAAAAACGGTCGCGGGAACAATTCATTTAAGAAAATACCTCGATTCTTCTTTAGAAAAGTACCGTCTTGGCTCTTTGCTGATCCTGTACCCTCAGGTCCACGGAAATGATCTTTTGCATAATTAAATATTGTCCAAACATTATCGTTTGCAGAAGGGGAAAGAACATCATGTATTAGTATAAAGTTCAAACCGTTTATACTTTTATATTCAAAACGCGCCATATTTACTCACATAAAGATTATATAAATCACTTTCGAATTTTCTTGCTTCTACTTCCCATGGAACATCGTAAAAATTATCATCGTTGACAATTACTAACTCTTTATGCCACATATGATAATAATTAGGCTTATGCCTTTCTTTTAGCTCTCCTTTGACGTACTGTTTAACATGTACGAGTTCATGCGCTATAGTCTTTATAAGCTCTTCACCTTCAAGTTGATTGCTTATCTCTAGTATAAAAGATCTTGGACGTATATTACTATCCTCGTACTGGCAAAAGCCATCAGCCCATATCTTTTTACGCACTATTGTAAGCTCTAGCACTCTTAGAGTATTTGGATGTATGAGTTTATTAATAAAGAATAGAGTAGCATCAGTAACGATGCGTTCTTGCTTTCTACTAAATCCTTTAACGTCAAGATACATATTAAAGCAGCTGCCGTGGTAACCATCCACCTGATAGAAGTCCTTCTACAAAGTGTGGTACTTCGCTATCCCTCATTGTAAGAGTTTGTACTGAACTACCTCCAGACTCTGTTACTGTGCTGACGCCTCCAGGCATAGTGCCTGGCTCGATTTTAATAGTCTTACCTGAATCAGGGTGATAATATTCGCTCATATTTTGCTCCAGTACTCTGCTTTTCTTTCGTTAAACAAATCTGACTTTTTACTCTTACCAGCATTCTTACGGTCGCCTTTCATGTGATCCATGTACTCGCCAAGAATGCTGTTAATAAAGACGTGATCGTAATCCTTTCCCCAAGGAGTAAGGTTAATATTCTCGATTTTTAGATCTCCTTCGAACATCTTTCTAATCTGATCGAATACATAACTATCGTGCCACTGAGGATAACTAAAAACTCCGTCGTGTGTATATTCCATCTTCCAGCGGCTCATAAAGGCATCATTAACTTCGTGGCTAGTGTTGTATATAACGAAACCGCATTCTGAATAGTTATTCTCGCGACCAAGATACGTTAGATACTTACTATCATCTACTAGACTCTCGAGAAAGTCAATGGTCACATCTGTATGTGTAAGAGTATCAGCATCAAGCCATATTATATAATCAGCTGCCTTGTCAAGGCAAGCATTAATTACACTAAACGTCTTATAAGAGAATCTAACAGCTCCTAGATGCAGCTCTTTAGGATTTTGCTGATCTGGTCTATCCTTGTGTCTATTGACGAACTTACGAAGCTCAGGCTCTTCTTTAAATATGTTAAGTACATCATATTTTGGATGTTGTGGTAGCTTCAGACCATCCTCAGTGTATATTCTTAGCTTGACATCTTCAGGCCATTTCTCAATCCAGCTGTCGAGCATTACATTGCCAATCTTATCGTAGTAAGATTGACTCATTGATGTTATCACTTCAAATTTAGGTTTCATTTAATAACTCTCACACCAGCAGATTGATGCCAATTTCTCCACAAAGGTTCGACCTGTCTATCATACTTATTCAGCCATTCGTTAAGAGCTTTCCATTCTCCTTCTAGCCAGGTCGTGTAGTAGGATATACGATGCTTACCAGCTTTCTCCCAATCAAACCACCCAAGATGTCTCCAGTCACTTAACTCATCAAACCTAATTATTGTACCTGGTACAATTCTATCATTAAGTATATCTAGAGAGTATGCAGTAGCGCTGTAGATGTCCGGATCCATATTAATGAATGATAAGTTACCAGGATGGCTTTTCAGCCAGCTCTCTAACGTGTCCTGGAATAAACCTTTAGTGAGTGTAATGTTGTCTCGAACCTTAGGCAGACCAGTTTCAGAATCTATCAGGTCCTCACTTTGCATGGTAAATCTATCCATGTAGACAGTCTTTCCACCTGTCTCCCATATTTCATCGACCCCATCAAACGTGTCAAATCCATAAAAATGAGTATCTGGTCGTAGCTTCGCCATGTAGTTTAAGCTTAATGCCTGCCAGACTCCAAGCTCAATAAACAAACCATTGTCATTACAAAGCGGCATACAGTATTCAAACTCTTTATATTTTGCTTCGAGAGGGACATGTCCATCTTCTATGACATGGATGTCTTTAAATTCTTCTATGTTCATAGTTGATGCCTTATGTGATTCCAAGCTGTTCCATCTTTCACTTCTTTACGCGACCATTGAGCGTAAGACAGGTTATTTAACCACTGCTGCCTGTCATTAGAGCGAACAAGACTTTCAATTTGTGATAGTTTATTGTTTCCAAGAGAGTAGGCAAAGCTGCCTGGGTCCATTGCTATAGTTGGAACACCTCTAATGACTGAATCAATACCAAATCCGGAACTGTATGTTACTGTAGCATATGCATTGTCGAGTGTATGGAATAAATTGTCTCGTGTTCCTTGTTGAAGCGATACACCGTCAACACGAGTGATACGTAGAATGTTATCCTTATCGAACTCTCTATCGAGTTGCGGGGTACGGACAATAATTTGCCTATCGGTATACTTTCTCAACTCTTCTGTTGTTTCAGCTGCCCACTTCGATACATCTACTCCTCGCAAAGAGGCATCACCGGGTAGCTGAAGAGCCACGACAATATAGTTACCTTCCTCTCTCCAAGGCTTCAGCTGTACCTTGAGCTTTTTAGAAATCTTATTCCACCGATCTGAAGGGTAACTTTGGTTTTGTCTGAAGAATCGACCAGTGTCCGCTAGGAAGCCGTTAACACCGATACGATACCATTGATCTTCGAGTATGTCGCTAACAGGACCTCGGCCGATAAGAGGCGTTTCAATACACACGAAAGGTTTCCCGCTGTTAACAATCTTTCGCTTACAGTTATGCCATAGAGTATCTCTATCCTTCCAAGATCCAAATATGACTGCAACATCACAATTGTTTATATCATCATCATTATATGTAACAAATGCATCGCCACACATCTCCGTGATACCCCACTGCATATCAAACAACAGACTTTTAAATCTATCATCGTTTGCACTGTTTAGAAATATACCTACTCTCATACTACTTTCCAATTATATTATATTCACCGAACTTTTCTACGGGCTCGTAATTACTAACATTATAACCAGCGTCTATTGCTTCATCCTTATAGTCAATCCATAGATCGAATATTTCAGGTCTCTTGTGATCGGCGATCGCGCCAGTATACCAGGCAGGGCGCCATGGCTGTGATGCCATATTAGTATAATGCAGTTGCCAGATGTCATCGACGTCATAATCTTCCCCATCGAGACAATTCCATCTAGGATCAAGATCATGTACAAGATCTGATCCGCTGAACTTACTAATCATCCTATGATGAGACTCAGCAATATTCTTCATTCTTGAAACAGGTATCGAATGAGGTTCGAACGCTTCGCAGTCAAATACCATTACACAGAACTCATGTCCGCCAAATCTACTGCCTCTTCTGGCTGCAATCGGCTTACCTTGCATATCTATGTTTAAAAGCTCATTGATATCTCGAAAGTTAATCATGTCACAATCGGTGTATATCGCTCTGCCTTTGAAACCGCACGCTTCTGGAATAGCCCATCTGAACCCCGAGAAAGGAGTTGACCAGTTTTGAGTTTGCCATCCTCCCCACAACGATGAAGTATCTTTGGCTTGCCTCATCCATACAATTTCTACAGGAGCAGAGGCGTTCTTGCGCAGGGTATACTCGTATACCATCTCAGCTGCAGCGTCTTCGCCGTTGGCTGATGTACCAATGAAAATTCTTATCGGTTCACTCATAAGTCATATCCAAATTTTACAAAATCTTTCTTGTACCTACTGTATATTCTTGCTTTTTGTTCATCATTAAGTATTAAATTGTTATCTGATCTATTATAGATTGGTAGCGGTTTAAAGTCAACACCTAGTTGACTCGAGACAATTTCCCACTGCTCGGCAAGCTCCTCTATTTTTAAAATGCGGCATGAATCGTGGTAAATAAAGGAGAACTGGGAGGCAAAATGCTCGTCTGCTTGGTTGTCTTCGTAAGACTCTATTATATCAAGAACCTCGTTCACAGTCTTTTTATTAAGATTTATTTTGTTATCGGAATAAAATTTGGGAGCAGATCCTCTCCCAGATGCTTTGTTAGCAAACAAATCGCTATAGAAACTCTTGAATCTTTCTAGAGGATGACGAGCTACAGTGAAATGAAACCAATCGTTAAACTTAGTCTTAATACATTCGATTTCAGGGTAAATGGAGCCGCCTCTGGCATGGGATTTACCTTTATGTATCCACTGCTTATTACCTTTAAAATTACATCCATTCTCATATTCGTACAATGCATTTTTTACACTTGTAGATGCATTCTTAGGTATACCGTGGAAGACAACTTTTAAATCTTTGTATATGCATGGTGTCTGTCTATTATATTTCATTACATATAAAACCTTCTTTGTCTAGCGCGTCTATTATATACTTATCACTTACTACAGGGCTATCGTTTTCAATAGTTAACTTTCCGTTGGTGTATGTGTAAAACTCAGGATGATAGACGGCAAGATCTCTATAGTATTGAACCGTTCTCGTTTCTCTGTGCCAATTAACATCATATCCTTCTGGGTAGATATGGATTGGCTGAATGTCGCTTTCCACTACATTGAGACCAATATATCTAAGATAAGTGCCATATACAAACTCCGGTTGAAACTTCCAACCCGCAACGTCTTTATTAAATAAGGAAAACGGGATCCAGCGATGAAAAAGAAAGTACCAAGACATTGCATTGAAATTACCAAGAGCAAATCCATCCCATATATTAATTGGACTTGACTTGCCTCCCATCTTTCTAGTTACTACAATATCTTTGTCTGATTTAACAAGTGGTAGATAGTCAATCAATTTACCCTCGTATTGGAAATCGTACCGTAGCCTTAAAACATAGTCATACTCATTAGACATATGGTAAAAAGGTTCAAGAGCCATACCTGTCATATACTGAATACGACCCAGCATGAATATAGGGTGATTTTTTTTAGATGCAAGCAATCTTTTTTCAAACTGTAAAATGTCTGGGCGCTCGGTGCACTCATAATCAACAAGTGATACATTTTTTAAATTTGGAGATAGGCTAATCTTTTTATGATCTTCGTCTGAAGCTTTAGACCACGTAGAATGATATGTATGATATTCTAATCCATCGAGAAATTCAAGATGTTGACTTACAACACTATCATAGGATCTTGGCTCGCCACTGTATATTACTGCTACTCGTATAGTCATTTTTTAATCGTACGTATCGAATGGTGTTTCTACTCTAATAGCGCCATGCACTGCACTTCTTATTGTTGACGACCTAACATCACCGCGGCAGTGAAAACCGCTAGTGTCAGCTATAACTAAAGAATTTGCTTTAGCCGTAATCGGCTCTAACTTCACATTCATCGTTTCAAGATCGTTCGGCATAGCCCTAAACGATCCTTCACCGTGGCCTTTGTTTCTACTTGTGTCCCATTCATCTTTTGCCACAAGAACCGACTCGCGATAGAAGAAGTCAAGCTGCTCTTCTGTAATTACGTTACTCTTCTTAGCATACATGAAAGGACCATCATCGACTGTAACATCCTCTGGAAAATACCAATACTTCAAACAAGGATAGAATACATCGCTATGACATACCTTCTGAATATCACCATTGTTAGGATCATTCTTAAGTCTTTGTACATAGGTCGTATCTTGAAAATGATTCCACGCAGCATCATCTGTGACACGTCTGTGAGCTGCGCCAGCGCATATCTTATACACTCCCTTATCGATAAGCATGGATTGTATATTGGGATGCTGGCTGCTAATTTTGTTATGAGATTGTATATTCTCACCTAACGAAAAACTCAAAATCTCTTCTTTTACTTTACCGGCAAGTACATCTGGTAGGAAGTTTTCTATTACAACTACGCCGTTGTCATCCATCTCTCTGTTACAATTACTTGATCGTCGTAGTTCGTAAGCATGTCTTGCGAACATCATTCTGAATAGGTGCAACCCTTTCTCCATGAGATCGACCCTAGAAAATAATGGGTGAACTACTTTTGTTCGAAAGAACTTGTGACCAGTAAAGACAATTGGGTCCGGTTCTTCTTCAAAGATAATTTTATATGCCAGTTCTGATTGCTCGGCAAAATTGTCGTTGGTAAGAAAGTGCTCAATGTTGAGAACGTCATCGCACTGAGCCCCGGACATCAATCCTCTGCTGTAGAGATAGTCACCTAGATATGTCTTCACATCTTTTCCCAGTAGTCATTATCATCCCTTGGCACGTTTATAGCTGATGCTGAGGGGTACGGATTGGTTTTACTTGTATCATTTATTAATATTCGTGGTGCATGCGGAACGTCGTATAATATTCTGAAATCATCAATCCCAGCAGCTCGCAATGCTTCTTCTGTTTGCCGATAGTATTTTTCAGGTCTCGATGTAGTGAATATTAATGTAGCCCCCTCTGACTGTTTCTTCAGAAGGTACTTGACTGCATTAGGAATAACTTGAGGCGTGTTACTATAATCATTGCTGAATAATTTTGATTGGTTGTAGAATACGGTACCATCGAGATCGCAGAATATTGTAGCTCGTTGTTTGTTATACTCTACGAACTCTTTATATGTGCCTAAATCTACATACTCTTCAACTTCGTTTGCAACAAATACACCGTCTTCGATCATCTTCTTAATAACATGCGAGACGAATATTTCATCGATGTTACCTGTATTGGATAGATATTCAAACGCTTTGCAATATTCTGCAGCACTCCTAAATCCATAACCTCCGACACATATGAAGTTACTAATTACAGACTTCTCAACGATATTAGTAACAACAGATTGCTCGTTAATTGCTGCAAAACTTTTTGCTGCTATGTTTTGGAGACTTAGATTCTTTCTTAAATCGATGACATTAACGTGATTATCTTTTCTGAACTCTCCCTCAAAGAAGCTATCGCAGTCCTGTATGAATATAGGCTCATTCCCCAACTTCTGAGCTATACGATATACCGTCTCTGCAGGACCAGAAGTTTGTTCTTCGAATATATGTTGAGTTACATTATCGTAGTCATCATACACTTTGTCTATTGCAATCTTAGCATCGTACTTATCAACATGCTCTCGAAGAATTGCAAAATGTACATCTAATCCGCACTGTATGTATTTGTCTGCAGCTTTTTCAAATAAGCATTCACCATCGCTTAGTGTTAACAAGTACTTGGGTCTTGTGCCAGGAAATCTAGAGCTCAGTCCCGCGCAGGGAATTATAACGGCCATATTCTGTCTATCTCTTTAGTGAGGAATTTTGTTGTGTGTTTATCTTTACTGTAGGGTAATATTCTTGAAAGCATAAAGCAATACAATACATTATTATTCATAAACTCATACTTAGATTTTAAATGCTCACCTATCTTAAGGCAACTTATTTTAACGTTACCAGTGTTTTCACTATTTCTTAAGAACCAATAACCATCGATATCCTGTCTAAGTTTTGCTCCATCGAAGTGAATACTAGAAAGAGGTGTTGGATTAGCATCTATAAGAAAGAACTCACCGTCCTTGTGGAGTATATTGTCGAAAGTAAAGTCACCGTGTATTAGACCTTTTGGCATATCGTATTGCATTAAAGGTATAAATGGATATATGTTAATTGATGGACCAAGTTCAAGAGCTTTTTGATGCAGCTCCTCATAGAAGGAATAAGGCTCAGAATTACTAAGACACCAAGAAAAGTATTGATCTATAAATTTAATAATACTATCTACGCTTTCGTTGCTTCCACTCTCTAAAAAAGTATAGATGTCCTCTCCAGCTATGTAATCCATAATAATTGTATTATCTGTTACACTGTGGATGTGAGGAGTATTAAATGGAAGCGATTCTAGTATTTCAGTACTTTGCCTTGCTTTAGCATATCCAGACTTTACTACCGTATTATTATCATAAAGACAAACGCTAACTCCGCTGTGACCTTTAAGTTCTTTTATTAATTTTGTCATATCAAATTGTGTTTTTAGCGATAGCTTGCTGTAGTGTTTCTCTCAACTTATCAATATTAATCTCCAGATGAGAGTTTTTAGGTTTAGCACGCTCTGGCGGCATTCCTTTTGTCTGCGCTACTAGTGTATGCCAATTCAATTCGCATATATCAGCTATATTGTTCCAACCGCATTCCTCCGCAACTTCGAATTCATGATTGAAGTCTATTACTGTACTGCCTGGCTTCATAGCATGTGTATGTGTAAGACCAGCACCAGTGGGTGAAACAATAATATCAGCAGCTGCAAACAGTTTTAATTTTTCATTAAGCGACATATTTGACATGCTATTGTCTTTATGAGTATTGAATGGTACAAAATCAAACTCATTAACGAGCATATCAATAACCGCCGGCTCGTTAGTTACATTTCTTGCTACTGCATCATTACGTGAAATATAGACTCTCTTAAACTCACCTACATCTCTAGTTTTAAGATTGTCTTTAAGAAACTCAACAACCCACGATGCAACACGACCTCTGTATGAGATAGCAGGATAAGTTGCCGCATGTACCTTGTTTGATACGACAAGGCATGGTGTATCAAGCTCGATTATTCTTTCTTTGATATCTGGAAAATAGGATAGGGAATCAAGCTGATACTGTTTGAGGTGATTTGTAACAATAGGTATATCCGGCTTCTGTCTGAAAGCCTCGATGAGAGGAAGATCCTCAAAGAACCAATGCCAATACTGACCTATATTGAACCATGTAAAACATTCATTTATCGTATGTCTATCAGCATAGGTATTGTCAATGTCAATCTGAAAGGAGTCTTTAGCGTGCGACCAAAAAGGACTTTTAATTCGAAAGTTTTGAGCGTCTTTGGTAAAGCGCTCGTGATAGAACTTGTTGTCTTTTACGACACCAGCTAAGCCATGTTCCCAGCTTCCACTAGTTAAGACGCAATCTTCGAATGTAACTATCTCACATGAAGGAGCAGTATAACTAAACACTCTATCGGAGATAATGTAACTACGATTTTCAGACGGCCTTACAACAATACCTTCAGGCGTCTTCGCCTCCATCACTAACATAATCTTCTCTCAAACCTTTCACGTGCTTAGAATGAATCTTAACACCTATGAATTCATTGTAATAATCATCTCTGAATAATACATCGTTATCAAACTGAAGTTTGGCTTCTACGTAAGAGAGCTCACCACGAGTCTTACATTTTTTAAGTATCTCTCTCTTAAATCTAGATGATCCAGATTCTTCTACTAACCTCTTTACTTCCTCGCTCGAACCATAGTAGTCTTTCCAGTCTGATTCTTTCTTCTGTATTCGTTTATTCTTCTTACCTTTTAGCGGAGGTAATTTTTTTGTTGACCAGAAGAACTTCTTTCCTATGTACTTCTTGTCGTTGGTGAGATCTGTAATTAGATATACAAACCCGTAATATTCGTCTATGTCCTCCGCTGAATAGATCTCACCTTCGTACAGCCAATCACTCATTGTCATCATCAAATTCTAAATTACTGATATCCATCTCATCATAATCTTGAGATAGTGAAGAGCAAAACGGACAATGCATAGGTTGATCGATAACGTTGTCTTCATCAAACGTTACCATATACTCTACGCCACAATCATCACACATAAAGTCTTTTGTTACCTTACTTGGCATACCTGTACTCCTGATTTTTCTAAAAATCCGATACCTTCGTCGGATCTATACTCATTTATATAATACACATTTTTGATGCCTGCCTGATATATTAATTTAGCACAGTGCATACAAGGTGCATGGGTTATGAATAAGTCTGCATCTTTACTTGATTCGGTAGACGAGCATAGCTTCATTAGAGCGTTTGCTTCTGCGTGCAGTACTTCTGGCTTGGTTTTCAGTTGCTCATAATCAACCCACTCGTTCGGTGGAACAACTTCTTCACACTCATTGTCCCACCCGGAGGGTGTTCCATTATAACCTACAGATAGGATACGATTATCTTTTACAATAACGCATCCTACCTTGAGTTTCTTAGCATGGGAGAGTTTAGACGTTATCTCTGCTACATCACTAAAATATTCTATAAATTTCTGCTTCAAGCGGCTCCCCATACCTCATTCCAATCACCTGAAAGAGCGCCTCGCGCATAATCAGTAGCTCGATTTTCAAAGAAGTTGGTATGCGTTGGAGCGTTAATCATCTCCTCTACCCAGAGTAATGGGTTCTTTTTCATCTTAAAGATGCCTTTTAATCCAAGGCTAATGAGTCGTCTATCAGCAATATATCTAATGTACTTCTTTACATCCTCAGCTGTTAGATTCTCCATATCCCCCATAGCAAAAGATAGATCAATAAATTTATCTTCCAGTTCAACCATCTTTTCTGCTATTGTATATATTTGCCCTTTTAGCTTGTCATTCCATAGCTCAATATTTTCTTCTATGTAAGTACGGAACAGTTTAATCATAGACTCAGCGTGCATTGTTTCATCAACAATAGACCAAGTAACTATCTGACCCATACCTTTCATCTTGCCGTGGCGTGGGAAGTTTAGAAGCATGATAAACGATGAGAATAACTGCATACCTTCAGTAAATGCTGAAAAAGCAGCAATATTAGTTGCTACGGATTCCTTAGTACCGTTGTCATTAGAAAGACCCATGAAATATTCATGTTTATCTTTCATAGCTTCATATTCAAGAAACTCGTTATACGTAGATTCAGGCATACCGAGGGTTTCAATAAGATGAGAATAAGCAGCAACATGCAATGCTTCTCGGGCCGCAAACCCTGCTAGCATCATTCTTACTTCAGGTTGAGGAAAGTGGGGTAGATAGTTATTAACATATCCCCCTGCTACATCGATATCACCTTGAGTAAAAAATCTAAAGATGTTAGTAAGAAATGCTTTCTCTGAAGGGCTGAGTTTAGATCCCCAGTCTTTAACATCCTCGTTCATAGGTACTTCAGTATGAAGCCAATGGGACTGTTCGTGTTTGAGCCATGCGTTATACGCCCATGGGTAGTTGAACGGTTTAAAGTAACTTCTTTCTTCCGTTAGTGATTTCATTCTTTCTTCTCTTCTTCTAGCTTGAACGCTATTGTTGTCCTTAGCCCTGCATAACCTGCAGCAGGCCCCATTCCCAGATGTCTCATATTAGCGTCAAACAATATGCCGCTGTTTGGAACATATGCTACTGCTTTTTCTAAATCATTCTCAAACAGCGTTTGTCCTCCCCATTCTTGTCTCCATACTGGATTACTATAATATAAGAATGTATGAGTTACCTGTGTAGCAGCTTTATTATCTGTATGCCAATCTCCATCTTGTCCTCTTGTTTGTCCGTTAGCATATACATAATGTAGTTTGTAATTGCTGCCTATTAGCTCTTTTATTCGACTAAACAAATATTCTGTAACATACTCAACATGTTCTAATGGATGATACCAAAGAGGATTAACATCTGGTTCTATAATATTAAAATCTGGTGTAACCTCACTAATTCCGTTAAACTGCCAGTTATTTGAATAAATTAGTTCATTAAATAAAAAATCATGATCTTTTTTATCTAGAATATCATAATACCGCTTGTACATTTACCCCTCACAAGCCAAACACTCGGTGCCGTCAGCCAAAGCAGTCATGTCTATTTCCTGAATAATATCTCTTTCAATTCTTTTTGATACTTTATCTGCTTTTCCAAGCTTCTCTGATCGACAATAGTATAACGTCTTGAGCTTATTTTTCCAAGCCATAAAATGAACGGCGTGCAAGTATTTTTTATTAACGTCTGGTCTAAAGAATAGATTTAACGATTGAGCTTGATCGATATACTCCTGCCGCTTAGCAGCGTGATCGATCAGCCAACGCTGATCTAGTTCCATCGATGTCTTAAATACATTTTTTTCTTCCTCTGTTAGGAAGTTTAAATGCTGCACCGATCCGTCATTAGATATCACTGAGGACCAGACTTCGTCTTCTGCCTGTTTAGTCTCCCCAGCTTCAATCTTATTCTTAATAAGCACCACCAGATGCTTATTCTTATTGAGATAAGCTCCAGATAATGTATCTTGCCTGTAAGCATTCGCTCTATACGGCTCAATACTTGGTGAAGTGTTTCCCATGATGATACTAGAAGAAGCGTTAGGTGCGATAGCCATAACATGACTAAACCTTCTTCCTGTGCCAGCTGCATCAGGTGCTTCGCCTCGTTCTGCACCCAGCTCCATATTTGCTTCATCAAGTTTTCCTCGAATATGCTTGAACATTCTTACATTAGCACTCGTGGCTTGCCATGATTCCCATTCTATCATATTTTTCTGCAGATAGGCATGAAAACCTAATGCACCTACACCAATACTCCTCTCACGCGTTGCTGAGAATTTTGCTCTCGCTACTTCATCAGGTGCATTGTCGATAAAATATTGTAGTACGTTATCAAGCATCTCTGCTGCATCTTTAAGAAATTGAACATTTCTCGACCACGAATCGTAGTGCTCAAGATTAACAGAAGACAGGCAGCACACTGCAGTTCTATCTTTATTAGTAGGAAGAATGATCTCTGAGCATAGATTAGACTGATGTATTTTAAGGTTTAGATCTTTTTGAAACTGAGGTAAGTTATCGTTACTCGTATCAATAAAGTGAATATAAGGCTCACCTGTCTCCATTCGAAGCTCTAGTATTTTTTGCCAGAGGGCTTTTGCAGAGACTGTATCGCGGATTTCACCTGAATGCGGATCTGTGAGATTCCATCCATCATCTGCGTCTGAGTCCTGCATACACCTCTCAATAATAGACATGAAGCGATTTGTAATATTGACACCGTGATGAAGATTAAGGCATCGTACATTAGGATCCCCTGTAGGCTTTCTCATTTCAAGATACATCATAATATCAGGATGGCTTATATCCAGATACGTGGCATAAGAGCCTCGTCTTGTACGTCCTTGTCGATAGGCAAGACAAGATGCATCATAAGTTTTAAGGTGAGGCATTACCCCTGTTGACTTATCATCACTTGCGCGAATACCAAATCCTATTCCAACACCGCCCCCAAGCATACTCAGCCAGCTAGTCTCAGACAGATTATCTACAAGTCCTTCTGCTGAATCGTTAATGTAATTCAAAAAGCAGGATATTGGCATACCCCTTTTAGATCTACCAAACGATAGGATAGGTGTTGAGTACGATAACCAGTGCTTGCTCGAGTATTCGTATAGTCTTTGAGCATGCTCATCGTTACTGGCAAACATCTTACTCACATAAGCAAAACGCTCCTGAGGTGATGTTTCATCCTCTCTCATATAGCTTTCTTTTAATCTCGATATACCTAGCTTATCAAAAAGATTATCTCGCGAATAGTCAATCTGCAACCCTAAAAATTCAGTCTTTGCCATTTTGCTCTCTTTGTTTTTTTAATTCTTGTTGTAGTTCTTCGATTCGCCTGTATGCATTATATAGTTGCTCGTTAAGCGTTCTGATGTGACCCTCGTAAAAATCTGACAAGGTTACATCTCTAGGAGGTTGATGTAGATCTCTCATATTTTCTTCCATTGATTAAATTTTAACTTCAATTCAAGACCGCTGAACGTATTCTGATTTATAATATCTTGTACTGCGAGTCCACTGAGAACCATCTCATTAATATCTTTTTCTTTAATATTGCTTGGCCATATAACCATTCTGTATCCGCTATCAACCGCTTTACCAATCAGCTTTACAATCTCCACGTTACGAGGCTGATTGTCGAATATTAGGATTAGTTTTTCTTTCGGTATTGCTTGTGTAACGCTATTTAGATCGCTGGATCCAGCTGCGACTGCGTTAGGTATAAACATACTATCTAAAGGTCCCTCAGTAACATAAACATCCTTAGTTATATCTATTTTATCTAAGTTGTACACCAGAGGATAGTTTTCGTCGACACGTATGGTAACATATCTCAGCCTTTCAGAGCCTAACGCTCTGCACGTTACTCCGATAAACTTACCGTCTCTATTATAGAAAGGAATAACTAGTCTCCCCTCTTCTCCGACGATTCTATCCTTGTACTTTTCTGACAACTGCTCCATCTTCTGCATGTTATCTATATAGTACAGCTCCTTCCATCGATCCTCAGGTATCTTACGCTCACGTAAATACTCCTCAGATGGTGTATTATATACTTTATCGAGTAGATGATCAAGCAGGTTTTCTTTTTTTCTAGACTCAAAATCAGGAGCGCTAAAGTCAAGCACAGAAGCAACATTAGCATGCGACTTTCGGTAAGTGCCGTCTTTATATCTTTCTAACGTATATTGATTGTATAGGAAGTTATCCAGCTCTTTAATGAGACTGCCCACAGACGCGCTATAGCCACAGTTGTGACATTTATAGAAAAGACCGCCTTTGCGAGTAAAGAAGTATCCTCGAGCCTTCCACTTATTGCTCTTAGAATCGCCGCAGATAGGACATCTACAGTTAGCCGTGAAGGGATTGTTGTTCTTGACTTTATATTGCTCCAGACGAGGAGCTAAAAGATTCACATACTTAACATCAATAAAAAGGGACATAATATAACTCTATTCATCATTGGCTACACGATGATTATACAAGAGTTTAACGTATAAGTCAAGCGATAAATTCTGGGAGCATTGAAAATATAATACCAGCCAGAGTAGCCATTCCGATAACATACCACTTCCACATTTCAAGCTTAGTCAGACGGTCAGCTACATCCTTGTGATGCTCAGCGTCTCTTAACTTCATATCTTTTATCTCTTGCATCATCTCTCTTATAGATGACTCGAGATTGTCCTCGAAATCTTCTCTCACATCTCCGATCCTTTTATGTAGAACTTCATATTGCTCTTTTGCTTCTTTGCGACGATCTTCGATCAGAGAGAATAATTCTTTATCAACAGTATCATGTATTTCTAATCTATTCTCGTGAACAGCAATAACACGATCAAGACTGTTTGCTACAGTAGTTAACTTTTCTATAGCCGTATCAAGCTTGCCCATAAGACTAGACATAGAGTTAACATCTTTCTTGAGTAGCTCAAGATCTGTAGCAAGCTCTTTATTAGTAGCCATATTACACACAGTATTTGTTATATAGTTGTTATTTATTAAAACACTTTTCTAGATGAGTGCATATACTACTGTGTATCATATCTACTTCTTCTTCTGTAAAATCTATAGCACCTTCATTTAAGAAGTTTGTTATATATGAATCCATATTGGAAATACGAATAGGCGAGTAATGTTTTTCTATACCTGGTTTTTCTATAATATTAAAATAATCTGTATATGTACAGTTAGAAGCAAATGAGCTTCCTAGTATTACTGTGCCTGGAACATTAACAGCGCGAGCCATATGCTGGCCAACTGAGTCACATCCTATAAAATAATCTGATGCCTCAATGATAGATGCCCATCCCCGCAGATCGTTTTGTATTTTATATGTATAGACATCTTGAGGGAGATGAAATGTATTCTCGCCAAAGAATATAACGTTATAAGTCTGGGAAAGCTTTTGTACAAGACTTATATAGTTTTCCGCGCTCATAGAACGGACAGTAGAGTCTGCTACATTACCGTTAAAATCTGTTTCAGCTGATTGACCAAACGGCTGTATCACTATTGTTATATCTTTACCTTGCGTTTTTCTTATATCGCTTACAGTAGAACCAGCATGTAGTTTTTCTGTTTTACTTGAGAAAAAGCATGGTACTACTGGTACTTGATCATCCTGTTTGCGACCATTCAACAGCTCATCAAAAGCTTCAGCGATATTTACCTGTTGTCTGAAATAGCTAGGTAGTATGTATGGCTCAGGCTTATAAACTACATCACATTTAGATATT